AGTTTTATTTCAGTTAGACATATGGCATTCAATGCAATTGAACTAAAAACCTTACAGAAGATAATAGACAACAGAGTTAGTAATCGCGCAGAGCTATTTAGGTTCCTAAAGTTCGGTACTAACCAAAACAAGAAGATATATTCATTATCAGAATTAAGAAACTTAAAGTTTACTGGTGATGTTGGGTTTGGAAGTTACACTGCTAGTTTCATTATTCCGAATGAAATTATTGACCCTCCAGAGTTCAACAGAGACTGGTACAAAACAAACGCAAACAATTCAGACTTCGAATCACCACCATTCAATTACGTACCAACCTTCAGATTCAAGACTTTTCTTGAGCAAGAGGGCGATTTTACATCCAAAGAATTATTTAGCCAATTATCGCAGTTTTTCCTAGAAGACCAAGTTCAAACAAGAGGTGGTGACATCTGGCGTAATCTTGCTGGTGTCGTCGACTCATGTGATGCAATTTATGGAACAGAGAACTATCCATTAAGGCATCTCTTGTCCTCATTTTTACAACCATACAACGAATTCCCGTTCTACTTTAGCAAAGGTAGATTTGTATTTAACGATGAGCAGGCAGTTTCAATATTTCCTCATATAATATACATGATAACATCGTGTATTGGCGATGTATGTATTGGAAACAGCTCACACATAGAAAGTATTATAATAATATCTAATTATTTATGTTACGCGCAAACTTCCTTACTAGATAACCAATTAAAATTTCAAAAACATTGTGTCGCTTCATTATTAGAAGACATTAATAATCTAAAGGCTGTGGAAGTACCGTTATTTTCGCTTAACGGGATACTTAATAGCGTGATTATCAGGAGCGTAGAAGAACCTAAATGGATTCGAGATACATTCAAGTCAGATCTATATTTAGAGCTAACATGCAAGCAAACAGTCGAATTTATAACAGCATTCCGGTCAAACTTACATACGATCGACGAGGTGATCTACCTACATACTCTGTGCCGATTATTGAGCAACACGCGTCTTTATCTCGTGTCAATACCGGAGTTAAGTCGAGTAAAAGGGTCGCAACCTCGTATCGAAAGATCGCTACTGAAGCCACCAATGTTGAAGGAACAGAGCCAAAGCAGGCTCCCGCTAGAATTCGAGGTGCCAACAGAGTCAACTCTAGAGCCCCTAGCACGGTACCTGAGTTGCTTCGAGCATGCCATCGGTTCTAAACTTGCCGATCTTAATTTTAATAGTGAATTAATATTCCATTATACCGCCAGATCAGGGGGGAGAAAAATATCAGATCTATCACTAATACCTATGGAATATGATAAAATATTTAGATTAGCAAGTAACAAGAGAATAGTGTTAGCCGCCTTAGAGTCAGAGCATTTTACTAATATAGACAAATTCTACGAATCACTTAAACATCCAGTAATGTTAGGTGGTAGAAATCAGATTAGAAGGAGACAGCGTCAAATTTTCATAATTGGCAATGAGATGTTCATGCTCCATTTTCCATTATATAGAATAGAGAAAGCTTTTACTCGCAAAAGTCCACATGCTAGTGTTGGGAAACAAACTGGAAGCTACCTTGATGTGCTTCCTTGTTTACTAAGTACGTCGCATGGGTGGCTATCTAGTGCTATGGACGTAAGTGGGATGGATGCAAGTATTCAAGAAGCTCTTCGACTAACTACTTCATCTTTTTGTTTAAACGTAAGCAAATATATAAATAACAATTCATATGGTCCATTTTTTTCCGAAGAAATGTATTTAGATTCAACGGACGGCATTAATCCAGTAACATCACTAACAACTGTGTTGGTTGGTGCGGTGACTCAAGCGATAGCCGTTTCCATAAGTTATCCATATAAGTCTATGAAGCTAGAAAGTAAGATATTCGGTGAAATGTATGGTCAAAATCAGACGTACGGGTCTGGGTTACCTAGTACTTCAGATCATCATATTGTTGCACTAGTGAGCGCATTACGAGGTAGTGAACTGGCCGGGCCACACTATTATAATACACACAGTACCCGTGCAAAAATCTCTATTATGGGCGATGATTTATTACTAATTTATGTAGGAAATCATAACAAAACCAGTATCGTATGTCAAAACGATGCGAAAACATTACATAAATATGGTTTTGAGGTAGATGAGTCCGCCTCCATTAATTCTGGCGAGTTTCTGCAGCAACTTGCGATCTGTGGAAGATATGTTGGATATAGGGATAGGATTTCATTATTTACGGCAGAACGGCCAAACTATAAAAGTACCCCAAGTGAAAGGTGCTCTGAGGATTTCGCGATCTTTAGTGATATGATATCTAGGTGTTACAACACAAGAGGGCTCGCAACTCTGTTGTGGCGTAAATCAGCCTATACAAATAGAAGAATTACTCTCAAGATGACGGGTAAAGACGTAAATGAATTGATAACAGCGAAAACGTCAATTTGGCATGGTATGACAATTAGGTTTAGCGGTGAGGAAATGGCTGCACCATTAAATGATTGGGGAAATACACTTAAACATGTAAAGCCGGATGAGACTTTCACTGTACAGATATATCTGCCTATAATTTGGTTATTTCTCACAGGAGGTGGAGAGTTGCCATGGCCTGAACTCATTGGTAACAATGGTGTGAGGGTGCCAGCTAAAACAATGTATGGTCCAAGGGGTCCAGCGTGCAACAGATTATTGTTCCAATTATGTGATGACCCTTCTGTGATCAAATATAGTGATTTAGAAGACAAACTGAATTTGGAAACGCTTCAAAGCTTTGGAGCTGACTATGCTTATAACTTAGCGCAATATAATCTAACGAATTTACGTGAGAATGTTCGTGATTTGAGAATCAATCCCGCTCATATAGCAGAGGTATCAAATAGGTTAACAAATTATTTAGATCAAACAAGCATTCAGAGATCACGAAATGCTTTTAATATGCTAAATATCGCACAGGTGAAAATAGATCGCAGCCTTGTATATGCGTATAATGTGGAAACGAGAATTAAGAACGCTCTTTACTCAACTGACATCGATAGATATGAGTATGTGGAGAATAATGAAAAATTTCAAAAGATAATGTTGCTCGCCACAAAGCGTATCAATGTTGACTATTCCTCCAAATCCGGATTAGCCCTTCATGCATATCGTTGTAAGTTAAATAAGGACTTACCTAAGACAGCAAACAGGTTTCCGGAATTACACACAATTTCGTTATCAGCTTCAACAAAACCAGGATCAGAAGGATGGCAATTATTGCAACAGTTCGGATTCTTAAATTATAGGACTTTAGCAGTGAGTTCGGTAATTGCGAAGTTAACGGGTAAATATGCCTATTTCAAGGAGGACGATAAAGCGTTCGAAACAGCTAAATATATCTTTAACACTCATCACGAGTTTATCGATATCTATTTCGATGCTATAAATTTACCAACCCAGACACGTGATGAATATATTGCGCTGTTGAGAACATCTGATGATGATAAAAGGATATACTATCCGTATACCTTGACGAATCGTCAGTTATTTTTCATAAATAACAACGTGATGGAAGGAAAGAAACACTACGCTGATAAGGCAGCGTGGGTGGAAGCATCTCGAAGGTACAGTAATGGATATGCAGCTGCAGCGGTATATCTTTTTCTGTTGTCGCATGCTTTTGATTGGTACGGTGAGAAGGTTGACATAGAATTGGTAAGATATGTATAGCGATCTTGGCTGAGAAGTCTTAATGAAATAATTAGGTC